AGGTGTTTATAGAACTGAATTTGATTTAATCAAAAGATATCGTGAAATGGCACTTCATCCAGAGTGTGATAGTGCCATTGAAGATATCGTAAACGAAGCAATTGTTTCAGATACAAACGACAGTCCTGTATCGATTGAACTGTCAAATCTTAATGCAAGCGATGGCATTAAGAAAAAAATCAGAGACGAATTTAAATATATTTTAGAACTATTAGATTTTGATAGAAAATCTCACGAAATTTATAGAAATTGGTATGTTGATGGTAGATTGTATTATCATAAAGTAATTGATTTAAAGAATCCTCATGAAGGAATTCAGGAATTGAGATATATTGATGCTATTAAAATGCGTCATGTTCGTCAACAAAGACAAACTGAAAAGGATAGATTAAGAAATAGACTTGCCAATACAAACGTTGACGATCCAATGAATTATGAATTCCCAGAAATTGAGGAATATTATGTTTATAATCCAAAAATGACATATCCTACTAGCAATCCATCTTCTTTAGGTGGAACTAGTGGAATTAAATTTTCTAAAGATTCTATTACATATTGCACATCAGGACTTGTAGATAGAAATAAAGGATCAACTCTTTCATATCTTCATAAGGCAATTAAGTCTCTCAATCAATTGAGAATGATTGAAGATTCTCTGGTTATCTATCGTCTGTCAAGAGCACCTGAACGTCGTATTTTCTACATTGACGTAGGCAATCTTCCCAAAGTTAAAGCAGAGCAATACCTCCGCGATGTTATGATGCGTTATCGTAACAAGCAAGTATATGATTCATCAACTGGAGAAATTCGTGATGACAAGAAATTCATGGCAATGCTTGAGGATTTCTGGTTACCACGTAGAGAAGGTGGTAGAGGAACTGAAATCTCAACTCTTCCTGGCGGACAAAATCTTGGAGAAATTACTGATATTGAATACTTTAAGAAGAAACTGTTTCGTTCATTAAACGTTCCCCCTTCAAGAATGGATGGAGAAGGTGGATTCAATCTTGGACGTTCATCAGAAATTCTTCGCGATGAAGTTAAATTTAGTAAGTTTGTTGCACGTTTAAGAAAAAGATTTTCTGCAATGTTTAACGACATGCTGAAGACTCAATTGATTCTTAAGAATATCATCACTCCAGAAGATTGGGAAGTAATGGATGAGCATATTCAATATGACTTCTTGTATGATAATCATTTTGCAGAACTGAAAGATGCAGAACTTCTGAATGAAAGAATAAGCATGGTTCAAGTTGCAGAACCCTATGTTGGCAAATACTTCTCACAAGATTATGTAAGACGTAAGATTCTTCGTCAGACTGATGAGGAAATTGTTGAACAGGATAAATTAATCAAAAAAGAAATTGCAGATGGTATTATTCCAGATCCAAGTATTCCTGTTGATCCAATGACGGGAATGCCAATGGATCCAAACGCACCAATGGGAGATTTGGGAGCACCAGTAATGGAACCGAATCTTGATGGAGTAAAAGGTGGTGGTGCAACAAAAGCAGATGGAAAAGCAGCTGAAATGAATACATCCATAGCAAAGATGCCCAAGGGTGGTGAGATATAAATATTAGCGATTATCAATTGAAAGTATAAAAAAATGGATGAATTAATGGATATGATTGCTACTGACGAATCGCCAGTAAATATTAGCGATAAAATTAAAGACCTACTTTTTGCAAAATCGGCAGAAAAAATTGACGAATTTAGACCAGTAGTAGCAAATTCAATGTTTGGAGAAACTGAAGAAGAGTGATAGATAATGTCAGATCTATCGGATTTTTTTAAATTAGTTTCTGAAGATAAAAAGAAAAAGAAAGAAGAATTTGATTCTGTAGTCGGAGACTTGGGATTAGATTCTCTTTTTGGAGAATTTGCTGCGCTCAAGAAAAAGGAAAAAGAAAAGAAAGTAGAAGAACAAATAGAAGAAGAATTTATTATAGGCAAAATTACTTTAGATTCTGTTTTTGAAGAAGTTGTCAATCTGAAGAAAGAAACTAAAAAGAAAAAAATACAAGAAGAAAATACCGTTAAGGCATTTGAAAAATGGTTATATTCAGAAACACCCAAACAACAAAAAGAAATTATTGAGGATGTAATTGAAGAATCTTTAGAAGAAGTTCTTGAGGTATTGGAGGAACATAAAGAAGAACTTGAGCAACCAACATTAATTGAAAAATCCTTGGGGCTCCTTTCTGAACCATCAGATACCAAAGTTCAGCAAGACCCAGTTACTCCACTGAATCAAAAGTTTGCAACACTTGATGATTTACATAAACATTACAGCACTTTCCTTTCTCGTATTCAGCAACAGCTTTCTACATTAGGTGGAGGTGGTGAAACTCGTCTTGAGTTCTTGGATGATGTAGATAGAGATAGTGCAAAAAGAGATAATTATTTTCTCAAGTATGATGTAAATATTAATAAATGGGTTGGTGATGATGGCGGTGGAGTTGGTATTACCAGCATTGTATTCATAACTGGAGTCACTACATACTATTCAGCAACAAGAGATGTTGATTATATTGGAGTAAGTGCTGATGTTCCAGTAACAATTGACTTACCAATATCTCCTGCGGCAGGAAAAGAAATTATAATAAAAGACGAGGGCAATAAAATATCTACATATAATATCACAGTTCGTGCTGGAGTAGGTGCAAGTGTTGAAAACGATAGTTCTGTAATTATGAAAATCAATCACGAAAGTTTTACTTATTTTTACAACGGTTATAACTGGTACATAGTATAATGTCTTACAATCCCTTTCCACAACCAGCAGATGTAGTAGTTAATACTGGTATAGGAACTTCTGCAGTTAGTCCCACTAATCCATTCCCTGTAACTGGAAATATTGGCATACAATCTGGATCAATCATATCTATCAATCCAGATACTACGGCATCAGATGCATTTGGTAGGACAAGAGTTTCTGAACCATTTACTCTTGGTGATTACAAGCACTTGTATGCTATAGATACCAACTTTATTGATAGTAGTTCTGGTGCGGGTTCAACAATTACATTCATACAAAATCAAGCAACAACAAGACTTCAAACTGGCATTGGAAGCACTGCATTTTGTATTCACCAAACAAAGTTCTATCATCACTATCAACCAGGAAAATCACAACTAATTTTCAGTTCTTTTAATTTCTATGCACCCCAACAAAATGCAACAAAAAGAACTGGATACTTTGACGATAGAGATGGTATATTTTTAGAGCAGGTTGGATTAAGTACTTCTGATGGAGTTAATGCTGGAATAGGAACTTATAACTGGGTAATCAGAAGTTTTGTTTCTGGAACTGCAACAGAAACAAGAATTCCAAGATCACAATGGAATAAGGATAAATGTGATGGAACTGGTACTTCTGGATTTAATATAGACTTTACAAAAACTCAATTAGCATTTATTGACTTTCAGTGGTTAGGTGTTGGCAGAGTTCGTTGTGGATTTGCTCATAATGGACAACTCATTACTGCTCATGAGTTCTACCATTCAAACAACAATCCAAAAGTTTATATTTCAAATCCAAACCTACCAGTTCGTTGTGAAATAAGAAATACTGCTGTTGGTGTTGGAGCATCATTTGATCAAATTTGCTCTTCTGTAATGTCTGAAGGTGGTTATGTAGAAAGTGGTGTTGATTTTGCATATACAATGACTACTTCAAGAACTACTCCAACTCCTGCTGGAACAGAACTTCCTTTACTTGCAATTAGACTCAAAAATAATTTTCAAGATTATCTAAACAGAATATCAGTTAGGTTGAATAACATTTCACTTCATTGTGAAACCAATAGCATTATTTACAAAGTTCTAAAACTTCCAAGTTCAGTATATTTAAGTAATGCTGGAACTTTGACTTGGACTTCTGCTTCTGATAATAGTGGTGTTGAAGTTTGTATTGATGCAACACAATATACTGATGGTGATCAGTTTGTATCAGGATTTGTTCCTGCTGGTGCTTCTCAAAACTCACTGTCACCAGTTGCTTCTGGACCATTAACTTCTGCAAAGAAGAATATTATTGTTCAAAATATAGATTCAAGTAGTTCTGAAATTTATGTGATTGTTGCAAGAACTATATCAACTCAAGGTAATGCAGTTGCAAGCGTTGCAGCAGCAGTTCAGTGGAGAGAAATTTATTGATAAATAACTAAAAGTGTATCTTAAAAAATAATGGCTCATAGACCAGTAGGTATAGGTACTTCACTCACAACAAGTGCCACTTCAGGATTGACAACTTCATTTATTGCACAATCAAATGTTTTGAGAATTGTTGCCGTTACTTCCGGAGCATTTGTGGCAATTGGAACTAATCCAACTGCCACTACTACAGATTATTATATTCCCGCAGGAGATTCTGCAACTCTTGCAATGACAAGAGCATCAAATAGAGTTGCCGGAATTACTACCGGCACAACGACTATTATTGATTGTCCAGAAGGAACTCAAGCACCATTTGGTGTAGGTGATTTTGTAACTTTAACAGGTTCTGCACATCACAATTTTGTTCATGTTCCAGTTATTTCAGTAGATGTAACTTCTGGTGTTGATGGTTATTTTCAAAAAAGATTTACAGTAGGTTATAACTCAAGCGGAATTCTGACTGCATTTAGTTCACCAGATGCTTCAGTAAGTCTTTCATATAGATTAGCAGCAAGAACAGAAGGTTCTGCCGGCACTGTTTATGCACAACAAGTACAAATTTCTGGGCAAGCATAATGAAACTCATTACCGAAGAAATTGAATCAGTAGAAGTTATTACCGAAAATGTGAACGGTAAAAAAACTCTTTTCATTCAAGGCCCTTTCCTTCAAACGGAACAACCAAATCGTAATAATAGAGTATATCGTCTTCCAGTAATGGAGAGAGAAGTTAAAAGATATACTGAACAGTATGTCAATAAAGGACGTGCTCTCGGAGAACTTGGACACCCTGATGGCCCTACAGTAAATCTTGATAGAGTTTCTCATAAAATTGTCGAACTCGTTCAAAGAGGAAACGATTTTATTGGTAAGGCACAAATTCTTCCCACTCCAATGGGTAAAATTGCAGAATCACTTTTGGATTCTGGAGTAACTCTTGGAGTTTCTTCTCGTGGTATTGGTTCAGTAAGATCAACCCGTGAAGGATACAATGAAGTTGGTGAAGATTTTATGCTTGCAACTGCTGCTGATATCGTTGCTGATCCTTCTGCCCCTGATGCTTTTGTTCAGGGAATTATGGAAGGTAAAGAATGGTGTTGGGAAGGTGGAATGCTAAGAGAAAGAGTAGCGCAGGTAACACAAAGAAGAATCAATACTCTTGTAGATCAAAGGCGTCTAGAAGAGCATAAAATTGAATTATTCAATGATTTCTTAAATTCACTGTAAATTATTTAATTATAAATAAATATAGTTATTAACAAAGGTTAATTCGGAGAGTTCAAATGTCTCGTGGAG